CCCGAACCACTCAGGAGATGTAACTTCATCAGCAGACGGTGCAACAACAATTGCCGCTAATGCTGTAACGCTTGCTAAAATGGCCGGTATAGCAAGAGGTAAAATCATAGTCGGAGATGCAAGCGGCGACCCTTCTGTTCTTGCGGCTGGTGCAAATGGTAAACTTCTTGTTGCTGATGCAAACGGTGACCCATCGTGGACAACAGTTAGTGGTGATGTGACTATAAGTGCCGGTGCTGTAACGATTGCGGCTAACGCAGTTGAAGGCTCTATGCTTAATGACGATGTTATTTCAGGTCAAGGCGCACTTGGTGGTGCTGCAATGGCTCAAGCCGACTTATTGATGATTGATGATGGGCCGGGAACTGTTAAGAAAATTACTTTCTCTAACTTTGAAGACTCTGTATTTGGTAATGTCTCCGGTGATGCAACAGTCGCCGCAGGTGGAGCATTAACAATAGCCTCTACCGCTATTCAAGATGGTATGCTTGATGATGATGTAGCCGCTGGCTTGGCTGGCGCAGGTTCAACCGCTACCAGTGGGGTAATCAATGTCATAGGTGGCGACGGAATCACAGCAAATGCTAATGATGTAGAGGTCACACCAGCGCAGACGACTATAACCTCTGTCATAAACTCCGCTTTAGTATTAGGGAGAGATGCACATAACGACATTGACTTTACCGCAGACAATGTAATCACATTTAGAGCCGCAAATGTAGACCAAGTGAAACTCATTGACAATGTATTCGGCCCGGTGGCTGATAGTGATGTGGACTTAGGTACAACAAGTCTTAGATGGAAAGATGCTTTCATTGATACAATTACCACGACTGGTGATGTAGATGTTCTTGGAAATATAGAACTCGGTCACGCTACTGATACAACTCTAACAAGAGCAAGTGCCGGTGATGTAAATATCGAAGGTAACATTATCTATCGAGCAGGTGGTACAGATGTCGCATCCGGTGACATGGCAGCGGCTTCAGCAACTGCTCAAGGTGCAGTTGAATTAGCAACATCGGCAGAAACAATTACAGGTACTGATGCTGCAAGAGCAGTTACACCTGATGGGTTGGCAGATTGGACTGGTGGTAATTCAGCAGTAACCAAGTTAGGAACTATCGCAACTGGTACATGGGCGGCGACTGATATTGCAGTGTCGCATGGTGGAACAGGTGTATCTACATTCACTGACGGTGGAGTTTTACTCGGTTCGGGTACAGGTGCTATCACAGCAATGGCTGTACTTACTGACGGGCAAATGATTGTTGGTGACGGTACTACTGACCCTGTAGCAGAAGGCGGTGCAACACTTAGAACTTCTATTGGTGTTGGTACTGGTGATTCACCTCAACTCACAGGAATAGAATTAGGACACGCTACCGATACAACTCTAACAAGAGCAAGTGCTGGTGATGTAAGCATCGAAGGTAACATTGTATATCGAGCAGGTGGAACTGATGTTGCATCCGGTGACATCGCTGATAATGCAATCACCCTTGATAAGATGGCTGGTGGAACAGATGGTAATATAATTTCATATGATACAAGCGGCAATCCCGTTGCAGTAGCAACTGGAAATGATGGTCAAGTATTAACAAGTGCTGGTGCTGGTGCAGTACCTACTTTTGAAACTTTACCGGATATTGCTGCTGAAGAAGTAACTCTTGCTATGTTAGCACACGCTGCTGCAAACACTGTGCTTGTAAGGGATGCAAATAGCGCAGGTGACCCATCATTCAAGGCTGTAACGAATACCCAGTTACTAATCGGTGATGGAACAGGATTCACCGCTGCCGCATTATCCGGTGATGTCACTATGACAAACGCCGGTGTAGTTACTATCGGAAACGATAAGATTGACAGTCAACACTATGCTGCCGCTTCAATTGATAATGAACACTTAGCAGACGATGCAGTGGGTGCAGATGAGTTAGCCGCTAACGCTGTGGTTGATGCTAGTGTCGCAGCAAGCGCAGCAATCACATTTGCTAAGTTAGAAGACCTTGACTCCACAAAGATACTTGTTGGTAACGGTTCAAATGTAGCAACAGAAGTTGCAGTAAGCGGTGATGTCACTATGGCAAACACTGGTGCTATCACTATTGCTGCTGATGCTGTCACCTATGCTAAGATACAGGATGTATCAGCGACAGACCGCATACTCGGTAGAGATTCTTCAGGTGCGGGGATTGTTGAAGAAATCGCCCCCGCCGATGTACGCACTATGTTGAATGTACACGAACCACAATGGGCTAAGTTCACAGAGCGTAATCATTCAACAGGACGCTTTAGTAGAGATATGGCTACTGGCAGTGACCACATAGTTGAAGGTAGTGAAACATGGTACACTAAAACAGGCTACCCTGCTACGGGTGATACGGGTTCTCTAATAGATATACTAAA